TGTTGAACTAGCTGCTCTTTTGCTTTCAGCTTCTGATGATTCTTTACCAAATTTTGTCTCTGCCTCTTGTGCGCTTTTATTCAAGTCATCTACAGCGTTCTGGTTATTACCAGCTTCTATAGATTTTTGATAATCAGCACCTGCAAGAAGGTAGTAATCTAAACTAGATTTAGAATTTCCATCTAACATTTGTAACTTTGCTGCTTCAGGAGCTACTTTAGCGTAGACACCTGATTTTATATCGTGATGCAGACCCATAATAATTTTAGGGTTGCCTGCAATAATTTTCCTAGATCCATCATCCCATTGATTGTCTATAACATCAACAGTTGTTTTGTACTCTGGGTCTTTAGATATAGAATCTTCAATCTCTGAAATTTCTAACTCAAAGTCTGATTTGCCGTAACTTTTAGATTCATACGGTTCAGTCTCTTCATCAAAACTCAGATCACTGAGATCAATATCTCTATCAGAAGCCAATTTTTTAATAGCACCTTTGTCACCTTTAAGGATGTCTAAGGCTAAGTCAAATTGGTCTTGAGTAATACTTTCTTCTTCCAGTGCAGAGATCATCTTCCTGTAAGGAGCCATCTTCTGCATTTTTTGAGTGTAGTCCATTGCCTTACCGAACACACCTTCAAACTGGTCCATGATTTCTTCATCAGAGAATTCAAAGTCTTGACCATTAGCTTTAAACTTTCGTTTAATAATGTTTTTAACTTCTTCTACTTTCTTTTCAGAACCATCTTCAAGATCTTTATCAGTATCAAGTTCGTATTTATTTTCATTAATATTATCTGCGTCTGTATCAGACTTTTTAGTATCTTCATCTAAAACTTTGCCATCAGATAAATTTTTATCACCAGAAGTTGTAGTATCCTCTTCAGATGTTGTTTCGTTACTGTTATCTTTATTTCTAGATAACAACTCAGCTGCGTCTTCATTTCCTTCTTCACGACGAATTGCAGCCAGTGCATCAATAGGATCAATGTCGTTATCAAAAATTTCGTCTTCAGATAACTCGGTACTCATTATTCAGTACCTTCAAGTTCTTCTTCATCTACTATTTCAGAGTTAAGAGCACCTGCGTAGTTATACTCAACCATCATAAAGAAATAACCTAAGTTACTGCCTGCCACTAGATCTTCCATAATAGCTGATCGTTCACCTCGTCTAATAACTCCGGGATCTGCTAACATACTAACAGAATCTAATGCTTTATCTTTAAGATAACCATTAGTAATTACTCTTTGAAACTGAGAGTTATTTTTTAGCCAAGCTAAATCTTCTCCCATAGTAATGTGGTGTTCTGTTTCAATTGTTTCTAGCTCTACTTGATCTTGTTCTTCTGTCAGGCTACTCATTAAGGAGTCCTATAGTTAAGTTATGTAAATAAGTTTTGTATTTATACTATAATTTAATTGGTTTGTAAACTATCAATAGATTTTAATCCTATTTGTGTGTCTCTATCATGATCTTTTTTGACTAGTTCATCAGATAAGTCTTCACCTGTAGCTTTTTTCATAAAGTCTAAATCTTTAACATCTGTGTCGGAATCGGTAAACCTAGCTTTAGCTTCAGCTAATACAGCATTCGCAGTTTTTAAACGAAGATCAGCTGAGTTTTCTTCTGCTCTAGATTGTCTTTCTAGTATCTCCACTTTCTTTAACTGCAATTCAAGAGATTTCATTTCTTCTAAATATGGATCAGGCTCAGGTCTGTATTCTTCTATGGACTTTGCTACATCAGGCATTTTATGAAGTTTCATTATCTGAGCCATTATAATTTTACGTACACCGGGATCTTCATTAGGCCCATTAGTTTGAAGTAAGAAAGATAGTTCTTGGCTTTTAGCAGCATTATCTTCAGCTGTAGATACTTCAATATCTATATCTACTTCACCAGCTAAGTCATCCCTTCTAATAGGAACATGTTGATCATTCGTTATACGTATTATTTCTTCTTCTTGTAGCCATACGGAGTTGTATGACATCCATTTACGCATAAGAGGTTTCATTAAGTTTTCAGCTACGTTTCTTACAATATCTAGTCTACGTACTGATACAGCATCTAATACTCCCCCTGCTGCTCTAGCAGTAGATCCTAGTCCTTGCCCGTTAATACCACCTGAGAAACTTTTAATACCTGTAATAGCATCTGTCTCGTTATTATTAAGTTCAAGCATAGAAAACATACTGTTAGGTAAGTTATTATAAGAACCTTCATAAAAATCAGAAGAATTAGTGTTGTACTCAAAATTTCCTCCTGCAAGAAATCTTTTTTTGTTAAGTGTATCTAACGAACCTTTACGTATACCTTTCTGCCCATTATTGGAGTTAGCCATATTATCTATAGCACCACGTTTAATAGCAGTAGAGACTTTTTGGTTATCCCCTATCATTTCAGCGTTAGCTTCACCTGTCATTTGGAAAGGTATAGAATTATGTGCTACTACTAAAAAAGGTATTTTCTTATCAGGATAAGGATTACTTTCTAGCCTGATAATCACGTTGTTAACCCAAGTACAAATAATAGGTTTAGCAATACCTGTGCCATCTATATCGTAGTTTCCCCAATACTCATGAATAATAAGTTTCTTTCTAGGTTTATCTTTAAACTCAAAACTACTACCTTTCTTTTCGTGTTCAGGAGTATAGTCATCACTATCTCTAGCCATATCTTCAGATACTTTATTTAGTGCTTTATCGTTATACTTTTTATTTACACGTAGGGTACTAAGGTCACTCTCATACCTATGTACCATAAACTGACACTTATCTAAGTCTCCTTGACAAGTAGGATCAATGTAGATGTCTTCTATACGACAAGTTTCTGCAAATGGTTTATTTACTAGTACTTTAAGTTCCTTTACTGTTTTGATACCTATTTGTACAGGTTTACCACTGTAAGGATCTAAATCATACACTGGGTAATCTTTTTCTACTTCTTCATCTTCGTAATCCCATGAACACTTAACAATTAGTGTGCCTTCAGTAGTAAGTAGTTTTATGCTATCCGTAATAAACTTGTACCTATTAAACTTACGAGTAAATTGGTAGTTTAGTATTAACTGGTTCTGTTCTGCTGCTTGACGATCTTCAGCTGTAATAGGAGTACATTTAACAATGTCTGCTGAAGATAGAAAAGGGTCTTTAAGAGAAGCATGTTGCCACTCGTCCTGACGCTTTATATCTCTCGATACTATCTTCGATTTACCCTTCTGCTCATTACCATAAGGTTCACCGTTATACTCTTTCTTCCAAGTTTCTACCTTAGAGACAGTTTCTAGTCTAAGGCTGTCAGCACTTGTAAGGTCATCTTTTAAACTTGATAATATTTTTGCTTTGTCTACCATGTTAAAACCTAAAGGTTGTCTTTTACAACAAATTTTTCAATACTAAAAGATCCTGTCCATGTAACTAGTGCATTTAAACCACCAATTAACATGTAGACTTGTGTTGTTGTGGTCATTTAATGTCCTTACTAACGATAGACATATTCAATTTAACAAAACTAGTGGGCATAGTAATAAATGTCTCTAGGACTAACAGGTTACTTGTTTTTATAGTCACTATGTTAGGAGTTTTAACTAACATTATTTTCTCTCTGGTACTTCATCTTAAACCATATAGTAAACCCAGCCATACCAAGCGTGGTTACTATACCTATAAGAACTCCTAAAATTCCCCACTCTGCTGCGTTTAACCCAAATAACACTGTACCGCCACCTGCTACATACGTTGATGTGTTCAGCCAGTTGGCTATATTTTGTAATATGTCATCTTTCATTATTTGGCTACTCTATCTTTGTTAGCACTGCTTCTGGTTGTTCCGACCCAGTATGCGATTGAAGCCATCCATGCTGCTACGATCTGACCAACAAGCATGTTTAACATCTGATCATTACCAATAGGAATTGGTGCAAATATCAAAGCCAGTGTGATGACAGTTACAACTATCGATAGGCCGATACAGATAGCTGCTGGCATTCGACTGTGTTTGTGTGCTGATCTGGCATTTTGAGTATCCCCTAGCTCAGAGGCAACCAGCTCGTTATCAAGCTCTTTCATTCGTATCTTGAAAGAGTTGTTAGCTTGAGTCACTTTCAACATCATCTCAGGACTGGCTTCTTCTACTGCTACACGCAACTGTTCTTCATTTGATACTACGCCACCAGTAGCATCTGATATAGCTCTAATAGCTAATTGGGGCAGTGTGGCTCCACCAGATAATACTGCTGCTGCTATATCGGGAGCGTAACTTGTAAGTTTTTTTAACCAGTCCATAATTACACTCCAACTATTTCAAAGTGTACTAAGTCTTCAAATGTCTGATCACCAACATCATTATCCATGTCCCAATCACCACCCCATCTTAATTTGTAAGCTATAGCTCCGTCAAGGTATAAAGCGTCTGCAACACCGATAACGTAAAAAGCAAAATAACGAAATTTTTCGTATTCGTTTCTATTACCTTCTCCCCACTTTTTTGGAATAGGGTAAGGGCTAACGTCTAAAGCCATTGATGGAACAGAGTTATGTTTACTATTAGGCCATTTAACTTTAGACAGTTTAGGTTTGTTACTAAACATTTTTGTTTGGTCTGCTTCGTTTCTATGTCCAGTTAAAATAGTGTTGTCCCAACCTTGCAAAACAGTTTTAAAAATAAGCTGTAAATCAGGATGAGCCTGCAGTAATTTACTTTCTGAATTTTTGCTGTACTTGTTCATAAATTAAAGTCCTTCAGTTATATGAATGTCAATTAATTCTTGTTCAGTAGTGCAGTCATTAATGTCTATTTGCATAGCGTCATCAGCGTTACGAATAACTAGTCTATCAGCTTCTGCTTGAGTAGCATCATTTCCGGGAATTTGTAACGCTATAATAGCGTCTAATGGTGCAAATGCTAATTGTCGTTGTACTCTACGTAAATCATGTGTAATTAGTTTAGCAGAATCTATATTTGTTACCACCGCGTCACCTACAATTCTCCATGCTGAACGAAAAACGCTATCGGGTACTGACTCCACCTCTTTCCATGTTGCACCTTCAGGGATTGAGGACTGCTTTGAGCAAATCGCAACGGTGTTGTCTTCTTGTTGATATACGTACATTAATGCTTCCTCAAATAGTTAATAGCCTTCTCAAGAAGCCCTATATTATCTTTAAAATGGCCTAAAGCAAAGTTACAGCTTATACATAACAAGCCTCTAACCTCACCTGTTATGTGGTCATGGTCTACGTTTAAGCTCTTAGTGCAGTCATCTTCATGTACATTACA